AAGATAGACCTTGATTGAAGGAGGGGGGGTTAGAAAACAGGAGCGACAGCAGAGGAAAAAGTCCTCTACACACAACATAGGCGAAAAAGGTACGTGTTACAATCAGTTACAAATATTAGGATGGACACACGAAGAACACGTTAAGTATTGTCGTTGTCGTGAGTGTGGAGAGTTTGCTCCGTTTCATATCAAGAACGAAAGAGGTAGTTACTTTTTTCTCTGTGGTGAACATTACAAACAGCGTTGAAAATATATTTTTTTTTTGTAAAGTACGTTTATGTCTAAGAGTTTATTAAAAAGGATAGGTGTATCTGGATATAACAAACCTAAACGTACCCCTGGACATCCAACTAAATCTCATGTGGTCGTGGCTAAAGAAGGAGATAAGATCAAGACGATTCGATATGGAGAACAGGGTGCTAGTACAGCAGGTAAACCCAAAGCAGGAGAGTCAAAAAAAATGAAGATGAAAAGAAAATCTTTTAAGGCAAGACATAGAAAGAATATAGCCAAAGGAAAAATGTCAGCTGCGTTTTGGGCAAATAAATCAAAATGGTAAGTAAAGTTAATCAAGCAGGTAATTATACGAAGCCTGGAATGAGAAAGAGTTTATTTCAGCGAATTAAAGCTGGAGGTAAAGGAGGAAAGCCTGGACAGTGGTCTGCTAGAAAGGCTCAGATGTTAGCGAAACAATATAAAGCAAAGGGTGGTGGCTATCGATGAAGAAGCCACAAAGAAGTTTAAAGGCATGGACTAAACAGAAATGGAGAACCAAATCTGGAAAGCCATCCTCTAAAACTGGTGAACGCTACTTACCAGAAGCTGCGATCAAGTCATTGACTGCTAGTGAATATGCAGCTACAACTAGAGCTAAGAGAAAAGGCAGTAAGAGTGGGAAACAATTTGTCAAACAACCTAAGTCTATTGCCGCTAAAACAAAACCGTTTAGGAGGGTATCATAATGTATGGAATGAAAAAACCTGCCGCTGGATCTAAAAAGTTAAAAGGTAAACAAAATAAATTACCACCTGCTTTGAAGAAAAAGATTATGGCTAGTAAGAAGAAGAAGTAATGGGTAAAGGCGTAAAGCATTACTTAAAGAGTGGTAAAGAATTTACTGGTGCATATCACAAAATGCCTAATGGTAAACTACATACAGGCAAGACTCATACTACATCTAGTAAACCTTTAGTACATTTTAAAGATCTATCAGCAACAGCTAAAAAGAAAGCGAGAGCATAATGGATTGGGTAAAAACACAATGGAACAAGTTAAATAGAAATGCAAAGATATTTTTATGTGCTGTTCCTGTCCTAATTATCTTAGGATTAATATTTAATTAAACATGAGGTACGCAGAGGAGCTATCTTACGAGGATCGTCAAAGACTTCGTAAGATAGTGAAGAAGGAACATTTCAAACACTATCCTAAAGATCTAAGATTCTCGGACCATGAAGCCGATAAATTTATAGAATCCTTGCTACCAGAAACTATCTACAAGTTAATTAAAAAATCTGTAGATAATGGTATTGCTTGACAGAACTTAACTATAAAGCTCCAGGTACAATCGTTAAAACCTTTATGAAGGATGATTCCTTCTTTCGAGGATTACGTGGTCCAGTAGGATCAGGGAAGTCTGTATCCTGTTGTATTGAAATCTTTAGACGTGCCTTAAAACAAGAACCTAGTCCAGATGGTAAACGTAAATCTAGATGGGCAGTTATTAGAAATACCAACCCCCAGTTAAAGACAACGACCATTAAGACATGGTTAGATTGGTTTCCAGAAAACTCGTTTGGTAACTTTATGTACTCAGTTCCTTACACACACAACATTCATGTAGGAGATGTAGAACTAGAAGTTATCTTCCTGGCACTAGATAGACCAGAAGATGTTAAGAAACTATTGTCTTTAGAATTAACTGGTGTATGGATCAATGAAGCAAGAGAAATTCCTAAATCTATTGTGGATGCGTGTACAATGCGTGTTGGTAGATTTCCTTCAATGAAAGATGGTGGACCTACTTGGTATGGTGTCATAGCAGATACCAACGCACCTGATGAAGATCACTGGTGGTCCATTATGTCTGGTGAAGTTCCTATGCCAGATCATATGAGCCAAGAAGAATCTGTGATGTTAGTCAAACCAGACAACTGGAAATTTTTTGTACAACCTCCAGGTATGATTGAGAAGAAAGAAAACGATAAGATTAAAGGTTATGAACTTAATGCTGACGCAGAAAATATTAAAAATGTTACACCAGATTACTATCCCAATATTATAAGAGGAAAGTCTAAGTCTTGGATTGACGTTTATGTTTTAAACAAACTAGGAACAATAGAAGATGGTAAGTTAGTTTATCCATCCTTTAGAGAAGATGTCCACTTAGCAGATGAAGAAGTACCTTTTGCACCTGTTACTGTTTACATTGGATTAGACTTTGGTCTTACACCTTCTGCTGTATTTGGTCAGAAGCTACCAGATGGTAGATGGTTAATCCTGCATGAACTCGTTTGTTTTGATATAGGCACAGTTAAGTTTAGTGAGTTATTGAAACATGAGATTATTAAACATTGTGCTGATAAAGATTTAAAAATATTTGGAGATCCTGCTGGAGATTTTAGAGCCCAGACAGATGAAACAACTCCGTTTCAAATACTTAGACAACAAGGCATCCAAGCCTTTCCTGCACCATCTAATGATGTAGGACTCAGAATAGAATCAGTAGAAACTGCATTGAATAGAATGGTAGATGGTAAGCCTGGCTTTTTGTTGAATAGATCTTGTAAGTCTTTACGTAAAGGATTTTTAGGTGGATATCATTACAGAAGAATCCAAACTTCTGGAGAAAGATATGAAGATAAACCTAACAAGAATAAGTTTTCACACGTACATGATGCACTGCAATATTTAATGCTAGGTGCTGGTGAAGGTAGATCATTAACTGTAGGTCCAGCTAAACCTCAAGTATCTAATGCTTATAAGAACTGGAATATTTTTGATCGTAGTTCCATGAATAGGAGGAAGAAGTGGGATATTTTCCGAAGGAATGGTTAGTATTCTTTTATGATCCACCTAACCATGAGTGGTATCATAGATTTAGAAAGAAAGGCATGGCTCATTGTGGAGCATTTGCTTATTATCCTAAAAAAGATAAATGGTTAGTGGTAGAGCATATTCATAGAAGATTAGATTTAAATATTTTAGAAGGAGCAGAAGTAGATGAAATGTTATCTTACGTGATTCAAAACAAAGGTGTTATTTTAAAATGCAAGACATTTCGCCATAAATGGAGATTATTTCAAGCAGCATGGTTAAGAGAACATTCTTGTGTTACTGTAGTAATGAGAGTATTAGGAATAAATAGGTTGATTATTACACCTTATCAGTTATATAAATACTTAAAGAAACAAGGTTGTGAACAATGGGATTTTTAAGACCACCAAAATATAGACCAGATCCAGAGCTAGAAAAGCAGCTTAAAGAACAGCGTGAAGAAGAAGAACGCATCAAAAAAGAACAAGAAGAAGCTGCTGAAAAAAGAAGGAAAAGATTTGCTGCTGGGAAACTAGGAGCTAGATCTTTATTTTCTAGAGCTGGTGGTCGTGGATTTTATCAAGAAGGAGAACAAGTAGATTAATGGGATCTGATAAATCAACATCTGGTGGTGGTGGAAAGTCTAGAAAAACTCCAGTCCAAACATACGAACAATTTAAAACACCTGAAGGTAGAGCTGCTGCTGTTCAAAGACAACAAAAAATTTTAGATAGTACTAGAACAAAGACTGGTGCATTTGCTAATCAAGAAGCAGATTTAAAAAAAGCTGGATATAAATTAAGTGCAGATAAAAGTTCTGTATTAACTCAAGATGGAAAAACAGTAGCTGGTGTAACTAGTACAGGATCATTATTTTCTGGAAGTAAAAAAGTAACAGATATTATTAAATCATCTCAACCAAAAACTGTCGATCAAACAAAAGCTATGAGTAAGGCAGATAGAGCTACAACAAGAATAGCTACATCTTTAGAAACTATGAGTGCATTAGAACAATTAGATGAACCTTCGAAAGCAAGAGAAGCACGTATTCAAAGATCATTAAATTATGGTAGAGGTGTACAATTTGCTCCAACAGTATTAGATCCAACAAGAATTGTTGCAAGTACTCCTACGTTATCTGAAGTAGGGGGAGATATTATGAGAGGTTTAGGTGGTGGAACTGCACCTTCTGTTCCTTATTTAAAGAAAGGTTATCAACCAGAACCAGTCAAAGGATTAATACCAACATTAGTGGGTGGTGTAGTAAGTGGTGCTTTTTCACCTACTTATCAATTATTAAAAAGTGGAGTAGGTTTTTTTCAAAATGGAGATAATAATGATAGAGATTCACAAACAACTCCAACAGCACCTACTGAACCTACACAAGAATTTGCAGAATCAGACGAAGAAAGAAAAAGAAAATTAGCAGGATCATTAAAAGGTGGAAATGTTAAAGGTAGAAGTTTATTCCAAACAAAAAATAGAACCATTACAAGTGGTATGGCTTAATGTATAGTTTTAATTATAGATCAGCTCCTAATACAGGAGTGATGAACTCCAAAACATTTCTAAAAAGATTTAGTCATGCAGAACAATTAAAGACACATTGGATTCCTAAGTTTGAAGAAGCCTATGAATATACAATGCCAGGCAGAGAAGCATTTTATGATGAATCACCTGGAGAAAAAAGAACAGATAGAATCTTTGATGAAACTGCTGTTGTAGGTATTCAAGAGTTTGCATCAAGATTACAAGCAGGTATTACTCCTACTTTCGGTAGATGGATTAATTTAAAAGCAGGTATTGAGATACCACCTCAACTAGCTCCACAAGTAGATGAACAGTTAGATGAAATAACTAATTATATATTTGAGATACTTCATGCTTCTAACTTTAATCAAGAAGTACATGAATCATTTATGGATCTAGCTATTGGTACTGGTGTGATGTTAGTAAATGAAGGTAACTCAACTAACCCTATTGTATTTAATTCTATTCCATTACCCCATGTATATTTAAACTCTGGACCAGATAATAGAATTGACTGTGTCTATAGAAAACGTCAAATCAGATTAGGCGATTTAAAAATATTATATCCAGATGCCGAATTAGAATCATTAGAAGATAAGATTTTAAATGAACCAGATGCTAAGTGTACTGTTATTGAAGGTACAATGAGAAACTATAAAGATCCAAACAAGGAAGTTTATGACTATGTTGTTTGTGTCAAAGATCATGAACAAATAATATTTGAAGATCAGTTTGAAGGACAAGGTTCTAATCCCTTTATTACATTTAGATGGAACAAAGCTAGTGGTGAAGTATATGGTCGTGGACCAGTGTTTAATGCTATGTCAGCTATTAAGACAACAAACTTAACGATTGAACTAATTTTAGAAAACGCACAGATGAATATATCTGGTATCTATCAGTTAGAAGATGATGGAGTTATTAATCCAGATAACATTCAATTAGTGCCTGGAACAATTATTCCTGTAGCTCCAGGATCTAGAGGATTACAACCTATTAGTGCAGCAGGTAGATTTGATGTGGCTCAGTTAGTATTAGACGATATGAGAACTAATATTCGTAAAGCTCTATACATGGAAACACTTGGACCAACGAAAGGTACACCTATGTCAGCAACGGAAGTAGCTGAAAGAATGGCAGATCTATCTAGACAGATTGGATCATCCTTTGGAAGATTACAGTCTGAGTTTATTATGCCATTAATTAGACGAGTTATTTACATTTTAAAGAAGCAAGGTAGAATAGAATTACCTTCATTGAACAATAAAGAAATTAAAATTATTCCAGAATCACCATTATCTAGAGCGCAGAACGAACAAGATATTGCTGATGTAAATAGATTTAATGCAACACTAGGTCAAACATTTGGACCACAAGTATTAAATCTAATTGTGAAACAAGAAGAAGTAGCTAGATATCTAGCAGAAAAAATGAATTTACCTGAGAAACTAATAAGAGATGCAGCTGAACAACAACAAGTAGTACAACAGATGCAACAGGTAATGCAGCAACAGCAAGGAGGAATGAATGAGTTGGGAGCAGCTCCAGAACAAGCCTAAAGGAAGCCATCTATCTATTGATGGGTTTTATCGTACAGAAGAAAGAGAAAGAGAATTAAATTCAGAAATGGCAGCAGTATTTAGTACAGTTGTTGGAGAAAAGGTTTTGGATTATTTAAGATCCATTACAATAGATGCAGTTGCAGGTAAAGATGTCAGCAACGAACATCTCAGACATCTTGAAGGAATGAGATATTTATATTTCATCATCAAGAAAAGAATTGAATCTGATAAGGAGGTTTAATGTCAGAAGAACAAGTACAAGAAACGACACAAGAGGTATCTCAAGAAAACAC